GCCAAACATCCAGAGCCAGCTGGCATGGTATGCCACACTCAGGGGATGGTATGCAGGAAGGGCACTTCTGGTTAAGAACAGGGACGACACCACCCATGTGGATGTCACTCCCTGGGACCCGATGCATACCTTCTGGGGAACAGATGACGAGGGTCTTGCATGGGCTTGCTACAAGGTCAAGAAGACAAAGGGGGAGATCGAGTCCCAGTACAATGTCAAGCTTGGCACAGAGCGCATGGATGAGGACGGCATAGATGTATATGACTTCTATGACCGTGATGACAACTTCGTTGCCATACCCCACAGGTTCATAAAGAGAAGGACCAGGCACGGCAGTAACTGTGTCCCTGTGTTCCTTGGGCCTGTCGGTGCCAACCCACTGATACAGTCACTGGAATGGTCGTCCATAGAAGACACGGTTGAGGACTACGGAGAGTCTATCTTCAAGTCCACCAGGGAAATATACGACAAGCATAACTTCATGATGAGTGTCATGCTTGAGATGACCGCAAGATCACGCAAGCAGGGGATCAAGATAACTTCCAGAGATGGGCAGAAGACACTGGAAGAAGACCCATACAAGGAAGGGACTGAGATATCTCTCGCACAGGGAGAGGACATCGAGCCACTGGGACTGATGGAAGTCGCCAGGGAGACCGGGGCATACATGGGCATGGTATCCGGGGAACTCCAGCGAGGCTCCATTCCCCATTCGGTGTATGGAGAACTCCAGTTCCAGCTGTCCGGGTTTGCCATTAACACGTTGAGGCAGGGAGTAGAGTCGGTTTTATCTCCAAGGGTCATTGCACTGGAACACGCCTATCGACAGATTTGCAGGCTACTCTGTGAACAGTATGCGACAGGCGCATTCTCTGCCATGGAACTATCAGGTCGTGATAACTACAGGATGTACTTCTCAGAAGAGATTACTCCTGAAGTGGTAAAGAACAGTGGTGATGTCGAAGTATCACTGATGCCCAGACTGCCACAGGATGATATGTCCAAGTACTCCATGGCACAGATTGCAAGAGAAGGTGCGACTCCTCTTATGCCCGATCTATGGATCAGGGATAACATCCTTGGAGTACAGGATGCAGATCAGCTGGAAGATACAATCAAGGAACAGATCGCAGAGAGAACCCTGCCAGAGGCAGGGCTGTGGACCCTCTATCAGGCAGCAATGAGACAGGGGCGAGATGACCTTGCGGAGTTTTATGCCGGGGAACTGACAGCTATGCTCTTGAGTAAAGCCAAGATGCTAGCAGATAATCTAGGCGGTGGGGTACCGCCTGCCCCATCCGCAGGTGCATTGCCTCCAGTGCCACCGGGTGCCCCACCACCACAGGCATTGCCACCTATGCCACCGCCACAGGTCATGCCACCTGCGATGGCTGGAGTACCGCCACCTATGCCTACACCACAGGGAGGACCTCTGGTTCCACCCGGTCAGCAAAGACCGGGAGCGATGGGTGAAGCTGAGAGATTACGGCAGATGGGTCTTGTGGGACCGGGGGGATAAAAGATGGCAGCTAAAGGATTTACACTGCCCCAGATGTTCGGACAGCTTACGGACTTGGTCACACAGGGATTCTCATCTCCTGAAGATATCCTAAGTATTGGTTCTACAGGACAACCAGATACTTCCGATCCATACGGTGGTAGTGAAGAGGCATTCCAGAGAGGGCAGGGAGATATATACGGTGAGGTTCTAAAGGCTACTGGTGACCCCACGCTTGCGTCACAGGCAGCATCAGGGTCTGCGAGCGATGCTCTTGTACAGGCAATGATGACTGACCAGACTCCGTCTGCCAGCCAGATAAGGCTGGATCAGGCAGTGAACGATGTGTTGCCCATGTATGGTCAGGAAGCCTTCTACGACAAAACTATCGATGAGTTTGCCAACGCCTATGGGGTGAAGTCCAATACCCTTAACAGGGAAGTCGAGAGGGTAAAGAGAGAAGAGGAGATCAACTCACGCAACTGGTGGGACGGCAAGGATGGGATTCAACTTCCCATGATGGATATAGTGCAGCCGTCCATAGTGGAAACGATTGATCCAGCAAGAACTGTATCCGCAATTAATGCTCCCCTCAGTAGCGATGAACAGAATACATTGTATGAAATACTTGGTGAACCAGCAGATACTTCTGTAGCTAACACTACTGCTTCGATGTTTCCACAACCATTTCAGACAGCCGACCAGACACCAGATCAGAAACGAGATGACTTTCTGGCAGCGAACCCCGGTATGCAGCAGGAGTTTTTAAAGGCAGGATTCCCTCTGCCCAGCTGGCAACAGATAGAGGACTTTCTCTCAGGTGTGGGAAAATACTTTATAGCACCTGAAGTACAGGCACAGGCACCTGTGTTTGCAGCCATGTATCCTGAAGCAGTTGATGAAGACCTAGATCAGCTATCTCAGACGATAACCAGACAGTTAGCTGAACCAACAGCTGGTGCTGTATCAGACAAGGTAACAGGCATACCGTCAGTGCCAACAGTGCCTGTTCCTCAAGTAGCAGCAGAGATACCGCCTGTTGGAACTCCTATCGAAAAAGGGGGGGAAGGATATACGAATATCCTGCAGAAGATAAACCGGGGTGAGATGGATTTTGGTGGCAGTCCTATGGGGGAGATGGGTACAAGGTTATGGTTAGACAGGGCTGACAAAAAGATGTACAGGCAGTCAGGGGAGAATATGATCGATCTGTTCTTTCTTGGAGACATAACTCTTCTAAACGATCCTGCAAGTGAACTACAGAGATGGCAGCATGATGATACGAAAGAGATATGGAACTACAATGAAAACCTTAAATGGTCTCAGCCATTCAGCAGAGAGCAGGATAGTGCGGTAGCCAGTGCCTCTACTGGTGAATACAATATGGGTGAACCCAGTACCCTGACAGGGAAACCGTGGGAAAGCCAGTGGGATGCCCTACGTTACAGGCAGATGGGTGCAGATGCATTCAACCCTGTGCTGTGGGGTGCCAGAAGGCAGGGACTCAAGCAGGCAACAGGGCAGTATATGCTCTCTGGTTCAACAACCCCATTCCATGAATGGGCACCTACTCGTCCCGATCTGGACACGAGTGAGTTATGGGATAGCCTTGTCGATACATCCAGATTCGCCATGGGAGAGGATGTGAAACCATTGACCGGGGATAATGAATGGAAGAGAGAGCAGCTGGCAGGATTCATGCAGGGCAGCGGTGCCAGAACAGCTATATTAAACATGACCGCCACTGCCATGGGCGCAAACGAAGGCATTGGTTCAGAGTCATTGAGAAGATACCTTAGTAACCTATATGATCTGTATTCTGCACAGCAGGGCGCAAAGGGATTGCCAACAGCTGGGTTCCCTTCTTGGATAGAAGACCAGAGAACAAAGACAGAACAGGCAGATATACTGGCAGCAGGTACATAGAAGATGGCACATTACAACGTATGGAATGAATTAGGGGAATATGTTCCTGCAACTCATCCTATTGCTGATATCTATGAACAGAAGGCACGTGATTTTGTTTCTACACCAGAAGATTATGCTGCTGTATATGCAGACATACCTGAAGAACATCGAAGGTCAATTGCAACTCCTTACGGTACAGTTGCAGCGCACTCTGCAACCTATGACCCTTACAGTCAGGGACGTAAAGTCAGTCGTGATGTTGATTCTGATACCACTGCGTCTGCACCAGCTACTTACACATTACCATCTGGAAAAGAAGTTGAATTAAAGGATGGTCAACAAGAGGTAAAAAATGGTTCTATCTATACGTGGGTAGATGGTGGATGGCAGTATCATGGGGAGATTACAGATCGTAATATTGTTAATAGAGATCAGTTTGTAAAGAACTACTATGAACAGAAAACTGAAATAGAAAAACAGACAGCATCTAATGCCGTGGTTGCAGCTGTACCGCCTGCAGCCGGGTTCACTCCTGCAGCTGGTACGGCAGCAGGATTCACATCACCTACAGGTTTATGGGGAGTACCAGAACCACTCCCATTATTAAACATGGCACCATCATACAATCCTAACTTGGGATTATCTTCAGGGTATATGCCACCAACAGCATTATGGGGTAATATATCAATGGATGCGTTAACACAGGCTTTAACAGATATCACTTCAGGAACCTAGAAGGAGTAGAGCAATGGCAATCGGCGATTTTATGGGATCAGGTTTTAACTTTGCCCAACCCGGAGCATTTCCTACTACGGCTACTGGAGGAGTTCCCTATTCTATGTGGGGTTCCCCTACTGGTGCGCTTGCCCCTGATGTGGCAGCTACATATATGGGATCGCCAGAGGCATTCTGGCAAACGTCCAGACTTGCACAGATGGGTGACCGTGCAGCTATTCCACAGTTTGCAAGACAGGCAAGCATGGGTTTTGCTCCTGCCTATGGTAGCTACTTAATGACAGGAGACACCGCCCCATTCACTTCTTATGGCGGTGCGCCGTCAGCAACAGGATGGGCAGATGTGCTGGCTGCATCGGCAGCATCAGGTGATACTCTTGCTTCAGCTGGTCTAAATCCACAACAGGCAACCATACAGGGATATCTTCAGGGAGAGAATGCACGTAGGAATACGATGGCGATTCTTGCAGCGCAGAGAGGTGGTATGGCAGGGAGTATAGGTGGACAGGCATACCAGAGGGCGATGGGTAATCTCTATAACCTCTACACGGCAAGAGCAGGCGCAGCAGGTCAGGCACCAGCAGGATTTCTTAGCTGGTTAGATGCCCAGAGGAATGCACAACTAGTATAGGTGTACACCAATGGCATTTGGAGATTTTGAAGGGTTTCTAAATTACGATGTCAGTAGCATGAGTCCCTTTGAAAGGGCAGCTACTCTTGAGGGTACGCCAGAAATGGCGTACTTCAGTTCAGCCCCTTTTCAGGGTGGTTTCTCGCCCATGCAAGAACAGTACTGGGGTAGCCAGTATGGCAATATGCTCAACCAGTATCAGGGAACATTGGGAACTGCATTAAGATCAGGAGACACGGCACCCTCGTTTTTGCAGTTCCTGGAAAGCACACCATGGACAGAACGATATACATCTCTAAGCCCCTCACTCCGTCCGGGTGGGGGAACACGCAGGTTCAATCCAACTGCACGATATATGTATCGGTAGATGGCTACTCCTGAAGAACTCGCAGCCTTATGGGCAACGGCAGTAAGCCAGTTCCCTGATCTCGCAGAGAAATGGGGAAACCAGCTACCGCAGAAGAAAAGCGAGCAACTGGCTGCACTCAAGCAGTACTCTGATTACCTCAAGCCGGGAGCGTCACGTGTTGTAGAACAGCGCAGATTCCGTCCCGATGTCCATGAGATGATCACCCCTATTGATCCTTCTACTGTACAGAAACCTACCTATTTCACCAGTGGATACTGGCAGGATATTGCCAAGAAGGTTGGCACCGGGACTGCTGATCTACTGGCAACAGGGGTAGGGATGGGAGCCTTTACTGAAGGTCACAAGAGGGTGATGCAACTTCAGAAAGAATTACCAGCAGGAGAAGAACTTGGTAAGTTTGATAAGTTTATGACACGTGTTACCCCTATGCTAGAGGGGATTGAGGGGATTCAGAAAGTAACTGCCCCTGCTGCTGGT